TTCTTATATCATCTCCTATACTCATCGTATCCCCTTGTAATTATTCTATTTCTTTTACTCTTTTAGCACCTTCTAATTGTTCTTGTGAAAAACCTTGAAACATTCCAAGCAACCCAACTTCTTTTTGTTTTATATTATTATTAGATGTTCCAACTATCTTACCAAGTTCTTTTGTTGATTGTAATATAATGTTATCATCTTCGCTATAATCAGCAAGATGTTTTAGTTTACTCAATATATATTCATGGTCTATACCTAATCCTTTTGCAACATCAAGTACAGACTTTTGTATTTCTTCCATTACTCTTTCCTGTTTTAATAATACAGTTGCTTTCTTTCGTGCTTTTTGATTAGACTCTTCTTTATATACATTCTTATAAGCTTCTATCGCCCCCATACCTACAACAACATTAGTAGCAAATTGTTTTTCTTTGTTAGTAATTTTAGTTCTTTTGTGTACTCTTTCGGAAGTATTTTTTATTTTAGTAGAAAATGTATATCTATTAGGATGATTACTAAAGTCTGTATCCATTTTTGTAGATTCTTTATTTATAAAACTACCTACAATAGTGCGAACCCATCCTTTTGCATAATTATAATTTTTAGTATCTCCATGATGATTTACGCCATTTTTTACTTTTAACAATTGTACTATTCTATCATCATCACTATATACCCAATCGCCTTCATTAGCTTTTCGCCAATCTAAATGTACTACAGTATTAGGATGTGATTGTTTAAACTCGTCTATGTCTTCGTAAACAAAATGTTCTACGTTTTTAATTTTTCTTTTTTCTGCCATTCAATATTATCTTTTGTTAATAATACAACTTGTCTAGATAAGTTATCAATTAACTCACCTACTTCTTTTTGCACAAAAAATACTTTCTCATCTATCTCTACAGGAACAATATTTTTAGATAATCCATTTAATATTAATTCTTGGTCTTCTAAACTAAGGTCTACTAAGTGTTCTAATAAATCTGCCATTTTTATACATTTATTTTATCCCAACCCAACCACCCATTAAGTTAAGTTATTATGCAAACATTTGCAATAGCTACCCCAGTTATTTTATACAAAAATTGTAGGATTTTGATATGTAGCCTTTTTCCCATTATATACCCCCTATATGGGGGATTTGCTAAATAACTTTTTAGTTATTTTCTATTTTGATTATTACTTTTATAATCTAATTAACAGTCAAATAAGGAGAAATATTATGACTAGACTTAGTAGAGATTACTTTATAGAATGGGCTGAAAGAGTAGAACTTAGCTATCATCCTAAGATAGAGAAAGCTTCTATGTCAAATGGTTACAATAAAACATTTGGTATCAGAATCCCTGGCGTTAATGCTCTTCAGGGAGAGTTGAATGCTAAGTTGAAGGTAATCAATGAGCGTTGCGTAAACTATGGTCACGAACCTATTTACGAAGATGTTCAGGATAAACCTGTTCAACCATTACAAAGAGTACAGCAGTCTTAATTGACTGCTTTACTTTTTAATTTATATTACATTTAATTATGTAATGTAGAGTGTGTAACTGCTCAAGTGTCGTAAGAATGTAAGCGCATCTAGTAAATAATAAATAAATAAACTTATACAGAACAGAGATATTAACTTCCATTTTTACGATAACTTGGGTATAAACATAAAAGGAGTATGATTTGAATAATTTTATAAATATATTACATAATCTAACAGTTGTAGTAGTGTGCAGTTTCTTGTTTGTTTCAGTTGTTGTAGGAGCTGCCACAGTTATATACTTTATGTTTGGTACCTGAATAAGTACCCTATAAACTGTTCAACGAGACACAGACCTGAGTAATCTGTCTGAGAGCACTATAGTGCTACGTAACCAGAAGCTAGTTCTTCTAATATCGTAGTTTAACGTAGATGTTCGGTATAAACTGCTCAAATAATTAATCATAGGCACTGTTCCATTTCTTATATCCACAACTACAATATACAGAAGAGGACTCCGCATCCTTAGAGCAGTGCCTTATCTTTGCCTATCTAACGCAACAGTTTACTTACTCCATTGGTACTGTGGCTCCGTTACTATCCGTTGGAGTCGGATGTAGGCAAAAGTTTTCAACACATACAAAAGGATAAACAATGAACATAATAATAGCACTATTTATAGCAGTCGCATTTGTATATGGACTGTATCAACTGACAATAGGAGATAATGATGAGTAAAGCATTATTACATCTTATGCATAAAGACGAAATATTCTTGTATATGGTAGATAAACAAGAGTTATTAATTCATGCACAAAAGAACCCAGAAGTAAACAAAATGTTAATACCAAAACTACAAGGTGCAATAGAAACTTGTAAATATGTATTAGGTTTTGATTACATAGAACAAAAAGAAGAGGAAAGAAATGATAACACAAACAAGTAAACTAGCATACAAGCAGTTAAATGAAGAAGGTATTGGAGATACACAAAAGTCTAAGATTTTGTATGTCGTAAGAGACCACTACAAAACTAGTGATAAAGGATTATCTCTAAGAGAAATATCTAATCTAACAAACTTTGAAATCAATGCTGTTAGTGGTAGAGTAAATGATTTGAAGAAAGATGGATTACTTGAGACAACACATAAAAGAAAGTGTTCTTATACTAAAAGATTAGTATCTCCTGTTATTCCAAAAAAAGATAATTTAGTATTTATTACAGAATTGCAAGATAAAATACTATTGTTATTAGGAATATATGGTTACGACAAAACTAAAGTATCATTTCAAAATAATCTTGATACTAATGATGTTTTGTTTACCATACGATACAAGTATTGGGAATTGATAGACATAGAAGATTGTAAAAAGATAGAACAAAATGCTGGTTGCTTGATAGTTCCATGTCATTGGGAGGATAGCGATACTGGAGACAACTTCTCTTATGAAGTAAAAGATAACTGGAAATAAAATAAAAAGGAGTATAATATGCCTGTACCATTTGGAACATCAATAGAAAAGCAGTTCAAACTTGTAAATAATAGAAGCAACATCAATGATTTTGCCAGTGGCACTTATTACATTGGTGAGATAGATATTGTTCCATCTAAACTTATTGCAAAGTTTGGTTCTCCAATGTCTGGAGATTCATACAAAGTTTCTGGAGAGTATGTATTTGAAGGTAATACTGGAAGACCGATTACACTGTATGATTGGAAATGGACAACATTGTATGATAAGAATAATCCATTTACACCTTCTGGATTCTGGATGCTTGATAAACCAATACGAATGAATGTTGGTGGCAAAGATAAATCAGATTTTTATGATTTTAAAAGATGGATTAAACATTTGATAAAGTAATGGTATGTGGACAGATATGGCGGCTAATTAACACTTCATCTAGTACGGGGCCCTCACGAAGTCACTTAATTAGTCGTCTATCTGTTGACTATAAGTATTGATATTATTAAATTTAGGAGACATATAAGGAGAGATATATGGACATTGAGAGCATTTACAATGCCTACTTAAAAGAACAAGAAAAACTAAGGGAGAGAGATAAAAATGTATTTCATGCGTCATCTGCCGGTTCTTGTTACAGAAAACAAATGTATTCGTACTATGATTATCCATCTGATACAAAAGACGATAAGTCATATAGATTACTAAGACTTGGAACTATTGTGCATAGTGATGTTGAAAGTGCAATATCTTTATATCAAAATAGATTTCCTGAGAAAGATATATACATTGAACAGAAAGTACACATAAAAGACTTAGAGGTATCTGGAACATTTGATGCTGGTGAGATGATTACCATCAATGGTAGAAAAGAATTTACCTTATACGATTTGAAAACAGCAGCTGCTTACAAGTGGACTACTAAGTTTGGTAGAAAACAAAATAGAGTAGCAGACTCTGATTTGAATTATAAGTTACAACTTGGCACTTATGCATTAGGTGTAAAGGAATATTGTAATCCAGATTGGATTGGTATGTATCTTATATGGTACAACAAAAACACATCTCAAATGAAAGAGCAAATGGTTTCACCAGAATGGATAGACAAAGCTCGTGAATATTGGGAAGAAGTACATGAAATAAAAGAAGACTTAGGCAAATCATTCGAAAGAGAACTAGAACCTATGATGACTTATGGAGTTCCTATGCAAGATTGGGAATGTAGTTATTGTCAGTTTGAAAGTATATGCCCAAGTACATTATCTAAGAAAAAGAAATAATAAAGGAAACACAATGGAAAACAATACACCAATTGTAGTGGATGAGAACGCCTTATCTGCAACAAACGAAATAAGAAAAGCAATCACAGAGAAACACAAAAATGTATCATTCATGACAACACCCGGTCCGTATATCAAAAAGAAACAAGGACAAGATTATGTAGAATAT